TTGCACCTAAGTAGAAGCTAGATCTTTTAATTTTCAACAAACAAAATCCAACAATGAACTTTGAAATCCAAAATGCTCTCGGCGGTAAGGTCATCGCATCCCGTTCCGACTTGACGAGGTTGCGCAACGCTATGACCCTACTCCCCAACGTTAAATTCGAGATTCTACCACCGCCGGCATCTCCTCCCCCTGTCGCCGAAAAGGACGAGGATGATGATGATGACATTATGCATGACCCCGACATCCAAGAGATGGTCGAAAACGGAGAACACACCTGTCACATGTTTGACGCTCATTGCCAAGCATGTGAAGATGACGAGGAGGACGATGACGAGGACGAGGACGAGGACAAGGACAACATCACCCTCGCTGAGCTTAAGGAACAGCTCGAGGATAACATGACCCTCGCTCAGCTTCAGAGGCAGCTCTTAGAGTAGGTAATAAATATCTTGTAATACAGTAAAATGGCTAACCTCAAACTTCTCCCCAAATCTATTGAGTCTAAAATGAACGCGCGCGACCTTAAGAAATATACCAAACTTCAAAAAGAGTGGAAATCTGTCTTAAAAGTTATGATTAAAGCGGAACAAAAATCTGGTGAATATTTCCGTAAAACTCGTAAAAACACGACTGATGTACAGATGAAAAAACAGGCATCTCTCGATAACGCGACTTTAAAAGCTTTCTATTTCGCCGATAAGAAAAATGACGAATGGACCACGTTTACAGATCAGATGAGGAAAAAATATAAGTAAACAGTATATGAGTAACAGGCCCATACCAATCAAGCTATTACCAGCGGGTGCAAATCGCACCCAACTTCTGAAAGCTATTGGTGAGAAGAATGTCAAATTTCATCAGAATGATTATATAGAAAAACTGGCGGGACAAAAGGCAAAGGAAGGTAAGATGGGGACAGGTCAACATGCCACTATTAGTCTTCTCGCTATTGAGAATGCTTCTGAAATTGCCAAGACGTATATTCAGGCTCCGGGTCTATTCGAGCAAATCATGAAAGATATTATTGGAACTCGTGGATACATATCGTATCAAATCAAAACTACCAAGAATAACCTCAATATACAGAGAAAGCAGCATCCCAAAGATCACTTCCAAGACTTCATCTTAGTTGATGAAACTTTTGGAAATGGTTCGGGTCACTACGGTCTCATACATTTACAGCACCAAAACGGTAAGGTGCGTGTATACGATTCTATGTATGGAGCGGGTGGTTCCTCTTTTGAAAAGGTGGCACAAAAATGGACGAAAACCAATGGGAATAGACTACCACTGAGGTCTAAAACATCTTGGAATATTCCTGAAGTACGGTCTATATTTGGATGTAAAGCAAAAGTCCGCAACCGCGCGAATGGGAATATCGAAGTTATATCAGTACAACCCTCGGGTGGTTTTGTATCAACCAATTATACAAACTTTTTGAATGAAAATTATAATGGCCAAGGACGTAATGGTTTTGGAAAACAAATTGAAAGGCTTTATGGTAAAGTCGTCGCAAAGGGGGCATTCAGGCTTTCACAATACGATGAACTTTCACAACACCATTTCTGTTACATGGAATCTATCTACGCTATGATGTTGGCAATTGGTCTTACCAAAAACCCTGGACCTAATGATCCTCGTAAACGTATCTCTTTTATTAAGAAGTTCATTTGGGGTATGATTCATAAGTATACACCCAAAAGTCAACGTGGAACTGCTAAATGGAAATATTTTTCGAAAACCTTCCCGTATACCATGACCACCGAATCTAAAACTGGAAAGTCGCTTAAACTGTGGAGGGGGTCTGTGCAACTCCCCGATAATGACGGAACTTTCAAAACTAAGACGTTAAAAGCGAGTTGGAATGGGTACGATAAAATTGATCCATCGTGGTCTCTTACTGATGTACTTAATTGGGTACATACCGGTCGGTCACCCAGGGGTAACCGTAACGCCAACTCCAACTCCAACTCGAATTCGAACTCAAACAATATTAATTTCGTACAAATGAGACGTCCTACTCGATCTGAAAAACGTAATATTGACCCCAATTACAACTCCAATAATAACCGCTCAAACTCCAACAACAACAACCGTAAGAGCAACTCAAACTCGAACTCCAACAACAACCGTAAGAGCAACTCAAACTCAAACTCCAACAACAACAACAATCGTCAGAGCAACTCAAACAAACGATAATTTTCTGTGTTTATAATAAATGGTGAGGGTGTCAGGTCCTATAATTAATCGAAGACGTGTAGCAAGTCCCGAAACTATCCAGCGACGACAGACCGAAATACGACGACTGGAACGCAATCTTGGTCGAGTCGAGGGGCGGAGAGAGCAACAGATTTTAAATGCACCACTGTTGCGTCGCGCGCGCGACGCACAGAGGGGTTCTTCAGGTGCATCAGCGGTAAAAGTAAAAGAATTGATGAATAATCATATTGCGATACGAAGGAAACACAATAAAGATTTACCTCGCCACAATACGACTAATGTGGCTGATTATTTTAACAATAGTTTCATTAATACCAATGCAACGAATATACCTAAGAACAGGCGCGTGTTCATATCGAAAGATCTTGTCGGTAATAAGGTGAAACAAGTTTATAATCAAGAGGGTATTATTAAGTTGCTCATGGAAAGTAAAAATTTAGTGGGTAAAAGTCCCATCACTCGCAGAAATTTCGAACTTAAACACGTTATCCCTTACGAAGAAAAATTGATTCGACCCACACCTCGTTCGCGTCGAAAATAATAAGTTCCCATAACACTTAAGTCAAAACCCATTAAACAAAAATCATGTTAAGCGTTCTCCGCTTCTACATTTTACTCCATACTATAAAAACAACCTAAGTCAATCAAGCTTTTGAAATTTTTCAACTGAAAAAATGGAAGATCTCAAAAGCCTCATGACCTGCATCGACGAAATCTCCGGTCAGATCTCTGATGGGATGTACTTGGACATGGCTGACAAACTCAAACGCATCCACGACAAGCTCAATGGCGACAAACCGTTCCACGAAGACCAATTCTACTACAGCGACGATGATTCGGAACTTGACAGCAACAGTGACTATGAGTCTCCACGACCCGCGCGGCTCGGTCTCAGGGCTCCCCCGTTCTCACCGAATCTCGATCAAACACGTCTCTCCGAGATTGCATGTCTCCGAACCCAGCTTCTGGATTATGTGAAGAAGATGCACGAGGAGTACAAGGTTCTCGAGAAGTGGGAAAAAGAAGCGAGGCGTACATTTGATCCCATCAAGCGTATGACTGCGTTTCGAAAGAGTCAGGCTATCAAGCTGTGGTGTGAAAAGAACACTCGTTGGGCTTCCGGTGGTGAGGCTGGGGAACTCATTGGATGTGGTCCCATCGTCACTGGGTTTAACTTCTGGACCTGGAAAAACCTGATGGAAAACGGTCTTCGGACAATTGTGTTGGAAATTGGAACCGATGAGGAGATTATCCGTGCTCAACGTGGATTCGTCTACTATGATGAACTTTCACTCAAAACACTCCAAAAGCTTCCCGCCTTTGAGAAGAAGATTTACGATGACTACAAGGAAGAATGCCAAAGGAAAATGACCGAGTACTTCAACAACGCTAAGTTAAAGGTCTTGGAGGAGCAGGCAAATATGACCAAGTGGGAGGTGCTTTGTGTGGAGACGGAAGAAAAGTTGACGCAAATTGATGCATGCGTCTATCACCGCGATTACTGGGAGGCCGCGACACACGAGTTTTGGGTCGCCCCCGGGCGAATGGTGGACCATGGGTGGGAGGCGCGGGTCGAACGGCGCCGTTAAAGATTAAATAGCACCTAAGTTTGTAAGAATATTTGTAAATTTCATCTAAAAACATGACTACTCAACAAGACATTTTACACACGATGATGACACAGCTGGACGAGGCCTCGGATAAAATCCCCGAAGGCCTCTACCTCCAGTTCTGTGATCATCTCCAAAACCTTCACAATAAGACTGGATCATTTTCCCGTATCGGACGTGGTCGCCACCAAACGCGCGTGGGCACCGTTGAGGAAGCTCCACAGATTCCCCCAAATGAACACGGATACGTGGATGTTCAAGATTACCAAGAAGCGATTGACCGAATGGATGGTATCCGTAACGGAGCCCACCGGCGATCTTCGGGTCCGCGTCGCTGTGGTCGCTGCCGCCAGGTGGGTCACGATAAGCGTAACTGCCCCTACGTCGTCAAAGACCTAATCGACGAGGCGCAGAGGCTCAACCGTCACGCTGACCTACCAACACCTTAAACCCTTAGAAAAATAGCCATGTAATATAGTGATGAATGTACTTCAAAATGTAATGCAAATCATAGACAGTATATCTGATAAAATCCCCGAGAACGTCTACCTATCCCTCTGCAACGAGTTAAAGAAACTCTACGCTTTCATCCCTAATACAATCAGACCAGCCCTCTCTAGAACAAATAGTACCACCGACGTACCATCAGCCTCACCCGCGAATGGATACTGGTTTCGATAAAGCACCTAAGTTAGAGATTTGAGTCGTAATAAAATAAACTGAAATGGAAAGTGTTCAAAAACTTAGCCATATCGAACACGTCTTAAAGCGACCCGACTCTTATGTCGGTCCAGTGGACGCTGTTCGGGAACCCTATTGGGTGCTCAATGGTAAAAAATTCAAAAAGACCACAACCAAATACAGTCCAGGTTTACTCAAAATCTTTGACGAAGTACTCGTCAACGCCATCGACAGGAACTCCATGTACCCTAAACAGGTTACGTCAATCTCTGTCAATGTCGATAAAATTTCTGGTATGATTACTGTTGACAATAACGGTCCTCTCGGAGGACTCGTCATACAAAAAAATAAAAAAGAAGATGTTTGGAACCCCGAACTCGTTTTTGGTCACTTGCTCACGAGTACCAACTATGATGATACCCAAAAGAGACTTGTCGGGGGTAGGAATGGATATGGCGCTAAGCTAGCGAATATCTACAGTAAGTGGTTTTCGGTCATCATCAAGGATCCAGAAACCAAACAGGAATATCACCAAGAATGGTTCGATAATATGTCGACATGCTATGTCCCAAAAATAAAAAAATTTAACGGTGCTACTGCATCCGTTTCCGTTTCTTTCAAACCAGATTGGTCTAGGTTTTCGATGAAAGATATGGAGAATGGGATCTATAATATCATGGAAAAGCGTGTTTGGGACGCGAACATATGTACTTCGGCGAACTGCAAAGTGAAGTTTAACGGTGAAGCCCTTCCAAAACAAACCTTCGAAGCCTATGCGAAAATGCACGAAGGAGTTGAGAATGTCTACTCCGCCACGACTGACCGTTGGGCTGTTTGTATCGGACCGTCTGAGGATGGAATGGAACAGGTTTCATTCGTAAATGGGATCTGCACTACCAAGGGTGGTACGCACGTTGATCATGCGGCTTCATTGGTTGCTTCGGGAATTATCGATGAGATGGCAAAAAAGATCAAGCTCAAACCCCAACAAGTAAAGGCCACGTTTCGTATCTTCGTCCGGACGACTCTCGAGAATCCAACCTTCTCGAGTCAGGTGAAATCTGAGTGCACACTCAAGGCGACCGATTTCGGATCAAAGTTCGAGATGCCTAAAACCTTCGTAAAAAACGTTTTGAAGACCGGTATTTCCGACGAGCTCACGGCTCTCTCGAAATTTAAGGAAATGAAAGAATTGGCCAAGACAGACGGTGGAGCTCGTAAGAGTAAGATTACAGGTATCCCCAAACTTGATGATGCAAACAAGGCTGGTACATCTCATTCTAAGAAATGTACTCTCATCGTGACGGAGGGTGACTCAGCAAAGACTCTCGCCGTCGCTGGACTTTCCGTTGTCGGTAGGGATCACTATGGAGTCTTCCCTCTACGCGGGAAATGTAAGAACGTGCGAGATGCATCCGTGGCGCAGCTGAGTTCGAACCAGGAATTCTCAGATCTTAAAAAGATTCTCGGATTGCAACAGGGAAAGGAATATACCGATGTTTCCGAGCTTCGATATGGTCGTCTCATGATCATGACTGACGCGGATAACGATGGCTCACATATCAAGGGTCTAATTCTCAACATGATTCACGCATTTTGGCCCAGTCTCCTCAAATTGGGCTTTGTGGTGTCGATGGTCACACCTATCATTAAAGCCACAAAAAATTCACAATCCAAATCGTTCTATACAGACTCTGCGTTTCGTGCATGGTATGGGGATGGAAAACAGGGTTGGCGAATCAAATACTATAAGGGTCTCGGTACCTCGACTTCTGCGGAGGCGCGTGAGTACTTCAAAATGATTGAGACTCTCACCGTCAGGTTTGACGTAGATATCATGACCGATGATTCAGTAATTCTTGCATTCGATAAGAAGAAGGCTGATGACCGTAAGACGTGGCTTCTTGAAAGTACTGCGAAAGAGGTGAAAGATCTTGAAGTACCTTATGGAAACGTAAAGCAGTTGGGGATTTCGGACTTTATTCACAAGGACCTGGTAAATTTCTCACTGGCTGATTTGAAGCGTTCGATCGCCCACGTTGCAGATGGTCTCAAGCCGTCACAGAGAAAGGTTATGTATTCATGTTTTCAAAAGAATCTAACTGCCGAGATGAAGGTGGCGCAATTGGCTGCCTTTGTAGCTGAAAAGTCTGCTTATCATCACGGCGAAGTAAGTTTGGCCGACACCATCGTCAAACTAGCCAACGACTACACGGGTTCAAACAATATCAATCTCCTCGAACCATGTGGTCAGTTTGGAACCCGATTGATGGGCGGCAAAGATGCATCTCAAACGAGATATATCTTTACCAGGCTCTCAAAGGAGACTCGAACTCTCTTCGACCCCAGGGATGATGCAGTACTTACCTACCTCGACGACGATGGGCGTTCGATTGAACCAGAGTTTTATATGCCCGTTTTACCCATGGTACTTGTGAACGGAACTGAAGGTATTGGAACTGGTTTCAGCTGCTACGTACCACCTTTCAACCCAGAGGACATCAAGCAAAACATTCTCAATTTCACACGTGGAAAGGATATGACCAGAATGAAACCGTGGTTCCGCGGGTTTAAGGGGACAATCTTAGAACAGGACGACGATTCGTGGGTGACTCAAGGTGTTTGGGTTTGTATCGGAAAAACGATCAAAGTCACTGAACTTCCACCGGGTCGATGGACACAAGATTACAAAGAACATCTCGATACCCTGGTTGAAAAGAAGATTATCAGCGGTTTCACCAACAACAGTACAACCGAGAACGTCGATTTTATTATTCAGGATTACAACGGTAAAGACGCTGTGAAGGATCTTAAACTGCAAAAGACTATCAGATGCTCAAACATGCATTTGTTTCACCCCACGAAAGGTATATGTAAATACGACAGCGCAGAGAAAATACTCACCGACTTCATCGGTCTTCGCATGGATCACTACGTGAAGAGAAAGAACAGACTCATCGAAGTTACGAAGAGAAAGGCTGAACTGTGTTCCAGGCGTGCACGGTTCGTTAAGATGGTGATAGAGGGCGACATAGTGATATTCAGACGTAAGAAACATGATCTAGAGACCCAACTGTCTACATTGTTTCCTATGGTTGATGACTCATACGACTATCTCTTACATACGAAGACAGTTGATTATACAGAGGAAAGGGTTAAGGCTCTGTTCGACGAATGGAAAACTCTCAACGAAGAACTGAATTCACTCAAAGCTATTGGATATGTTGACATGTGGAAAACTGACCTTAAAAAATTGTGAGCAATAGATAAGTATGGACCTCAAAGGTCCCGATACCGGTTCTGTTCTGGCTCTTAACGCGATAGGTAAACAGGACACGTTCCTATTACATGATAGCCCAACACATTCCTTCTTTAATTACGAACCTACACAACATTCAAACTTTACGAAATATCATAAAAGTGTCACCGTCTCTAAACCTTCTAACGCGTCGACCACATGGCCATTCGGTGAATCTATAAAAATTACATTAAATCCACAGAACATGGGTGACCTCCTTAGTAATATGTATGTTCATCTTGAGTTTCCCAAAGTTGAATCGAACGCCAATATTGCTGACCAGATAGGCCGTCACGTGATAGAAACAGTGACAATGCGTGTGGACGAGTTAGAACTCGAAAAGTATCACGATGACTGGGGTATGATATACGATGAATTATATTTAGATGCATCTGAAAAGAGGACAAAACGATACACTCTCAATCGTAATCAATCAGAAGGTACTTCGTCTGCAAACGATGCTAGTTTATCTAGATACCCGTCACAGTTGATGATACCTATACCTCTTTTCTTTTCACGTAAGTATGAGGGAGATGAATACGCTTCAAATTCACCTAACAGACCCTATTTTCCTACGTGCGCCATTCACAAACAAAAACTAGAATTTGAGATAAAGTTTAGGCCGAGTACGTTCTTCACGAATAATCCAGGTTTTTCACATCTCACATTGGACAAGTTCAGTCTGATAACAGAAGAAATTACCGTATCGGCACAAGAAAAGTCGTATCTGACCACGAAGCAACAGGTCCTAATCACCGATGTAGTGAATAAACATCCAACATTAGAAACGGAGATAGGTGAAAATAATGTTAAATTACAACTTGTTCCCAGTATACCGGTGAAAGCTATGTTTTGGTTTTTACGACGCAAAGATTTCGAGGATGAGAGTGAACACGGTAGTCCTTCGAATCTAGGTACGGGTGATACAGATGTTCTCAAGCGAAAGTTTGAAAATAGATATAACTTCTCAACATCAGATACGTATGGACTTAGTTCGGAGTTTTTTAACCCCGTACAACAGACAGCTAAAATATTCATTAACGGTCAGGATTTACCAAATATAAATAATCCCGACCATGTTTTCTATAAGTATGTCGTACCTTATAATAGTAGGTTATCGAAACCCGATAGAAATATTTACACGTATGCATTCGCGATGAATCCGATTAATGTGGAACCATCGGGAAGCCTGGACTTCAGTAAATTAAATTCAGATCGAACTATTCTTGATATTTCACTCACTCCCAATTTGACGAACGTCTACACACTCAACATGTATTATGTCGGATATCAGACGTTTCTGTTCGATAGGGGATTCATGTCTGGTGTAGGTATGTCTACAGATAGATATATACCCGAAATGCCAGAATCCCTTATTCCCAGGTCTCCTAAAATCCCGCCGGGGTATGGTAGGCCTAAGCCTTCTGGAGTCGAAGGGTATTCCCTTTCATAAATAACGTATCGTGATGATTACGAATGTAATCCACGATATTATTCTTAATACACCATCGGATGAAATTCAGCTGTGCAACAGTCGTATGAATTTCCTCAGATGTATCCGGTAGTTTATAGGTTATCTTCTCTGTTCTACAGAATGGGTCGAATAGTTTTTTTGAATATCCGTCTAAACTTGACTTATACGCGCAATGAACACTAAAAATTTTTCCGTCCTTCGTTTCGTATGATAGGTTATTCTTTTTAGAGTAATTAGTAATAAACCATTCCAGGTTTCGCAGAGATATACCCCCACTTTTTGTTAATAGTTCAACGAGCGTAGCTTTATTCTCTGATTTTGCATAAAATGAGTTGATAGAATTTAGTAGAATATCTGATTTGTTCATTATTAATATAAGGGAGGTAAATCTCTAAGCTCGTCTTCGGGTGGGGGGCTAGTCGATACAGGCGTTCCTGGAAATCCCGCACTTCCCGAACCTGTGAGCACACACGTCCCCATACCACCCATATCAACTCCGTCTGGAACTGTGTCGGGATCCATTGTACCAAAACTAATCACCCTGGCTTCTGGAGGCTTACACTTGTAACACGATCTACAATATCCATCTAAACCACTGATAGACTTGTTTCCACACGGTCGATTATTTTTTCTCTTTCCAATGCATTTGTCATCACCGAACACCCGTGCAATTATTCTACGAACACGTACATCCTCACGTTGTAGAAGTTTGAACTCTGAACATAGTTCATTAGAAGCTTCGAGTATATTAACCCTCATTTCTTCTTTATGCTTTTCTTCTATCTCTTTTACCATCTTTTCTATTTCTTTTAATCCTGCTCGCTGAGAATTGACAACCCCGAGAATTACTTCAGTCATACTCTATTATGGATTCTTTTTTTTAAATATATCACTGATCAAGGTAGGTTGTTTCGGATCAGCTTTTTTGCGAGTTTTTTTAGGTGGTTTTGCACGCATTAGTAGTTCTCCGAAAATATCATCCTTCACATTTTCAAACAGGGGTTCGAGTAAATCACATACAGGGTTTAAAAACTTATTCAAAAAATAATACGGATAGTCTACCGGGAGCTTGTGATCTCTAGCGTATACCGGATCTTCGGATTTCTCGAATGCACGAGCCTTTGGGTCACCGGTGTTGATAAGAATATATGGTACTCTATCACCAGATTGTGGCTCGGATCCCGGCTGGCGGTCTCTCATTTTTCGAACCACTTGTACATGCGCTTGGCTGATATTTGCAACCTCGTCACTAGTGATAGATACACTTTCTCCTTTCACTTTATACGAATCGGATAGAGACTGACTTAGTATGAGTTTCTCGTTCGGAACATCTCCCTCGAGTAGCTCGACCGCTCTTTTTCGAGCAAGAGCCTTGGGTGCGTCTGTACCGTTACTTTCGAGAACTACATCTAGCAACTCTTTACACACTTCTCTCATATAAGGAGTATTATCACGGCGAACAAGTTGTAACCCTTTTACATCTATATAATCCATGTTCATTTCTCCATCTTTACCCTTCGTCCAGAGTTTCGCGGCATATCTCTTCTTACTGTAAAGGAAATATGGGCAGTACACTTTCTCAAGTTCCAAATTATTAGGAGCCTTAAATAATTTCGTACACTCAGCGGCAGCGCGTTCACCAAGTTCCCAACTATACTCAATAGCATCTTTTCCAGTTCTCCCTTGTACGTCAAATTCGACCATGACCGAATCCGTATCTCCGTAGCGCAC